TCAACAAGTAACCATATGTCATTGCATCCCACATTCTAGTTTGTGCAAATACATCATCATAGTTACACTTCGTATCATAGGCAAGAGTAAGTGCCAATTCTAACAACTTCAACTTGTCGTCTAGTTTTAGAATCAATGCTACGTCTTTAATATTATACTCAATGAACTTTTGGTAATTCAAACGATACAACTGGTGCAAGTTGTCATACTCATCATATGAAATCTTACTCTCACCAATCTCAACGTTCGCAATATTATCCAAACGATATGACTCTTGTGATTTACCACCTGGCGCATACCATCTGTACAATTCAATATAGTCAAGTGTCGCAACACCCAACAATTCATATGCAATGTTTTCACGACCCATGGCCATGACCTTGCGTTCAGAAATCATATTCCATGGTGACAACTTCTTTGTGTCATCTTCACCAAGGATACGGGATAGACGATTGACCAAATATGGAATATCAAAGAACTTAATATTCCAACCACTTATAACATCTGGACAATTATTTGACCAGTGGTTGATAAATGTTTTGCAAAGGTCATACTCATCACGGCATTTAATGTATGTAACGTTATCATCATTATTAATATATTCACCACAACCCATCACGATTGTTTTACCACCGACACGTGTAATACAAATGGCAGTGATTGGTTCATTGGCCTGATATGGATCAGGGAATCCATTTTCAGAACCAACCTCAATATCGATAACATCAATTGCAACATCTTCAAAGTCCCAATCGGTCATCTCTGGATGTTCATCAGCAATAAATGCATATTCGAATCTGGTTTGACCATAGATTTCAAAGTTTTGTACTTCATTGTACATCTTAACAAAATCACGTGCTTCACGGATAGATTCGAACTTCATAGGTTCAAGTGCTTCACCATTTAAGTTTTTAAACTTAGTTGGTTTATTAGACTTCAAAAACAAAGTCGGCGTGTAAGCAATTTTCATCTTAACACGCCGGCCGTTGTTTACACCTCTGTAGAAAATGTTGTTGCCAATAGAGGCAACATTTGTGTAATATTTTTTATTCATTCATACATTATATCAGAATTTTGGAATACTTGAGGCAATTTGAATGCCAGAACCAAATAACTTATTATACTCATTTTCCAATTCTACCATTGGAGTTGTAACGCAAAGAATGTCAGACATATCAAATGTGATGCCTGTTTTAAACTCTTGTGCATACTCCAAGAAAGGAGAGAATCCCATCATTGGACCATCTTTCGATGGTTGAACAATTACTTGTACAGTTTCTTTCACTGTAATTCTTTCATCATTCTCATAGACAACACTGGCAATGATTGTCTGATTTGTTTTAAAAGAAATTAACTTTACTGCCATTTCAAATCCTTGTTGAAGCTGGCACTACGGCCAAAGTTACCCAACGTTTTGGGTAAAGCATTTCACGACCATTAAACTCGGTCATGTTGAGTGTTGGGTCTTCAATAAGACCTACGACCTCTACCATATCATCGAATTCTCGCAAAAAGAAATCGTACTTATAGGCACGGGGAAGGCGATTAGCCTCAGCGAATTGTTTTGCGATTCTGTATGTTTCCATAATATCTCCGAAAGTTAATAATCAATTATAATCTATTTAAACGAACTTGTCAAGCGCAGGAGGCGTCCATCCTTCTGGTTTTAAAACTTTACCGTCTGGTCTTTTAATTACTTTGCCTGTTGCTGGGTCAATCTTTGCCAAGTTAGAACGAGCAACTTCTGCCCATGCGGCATCAACATCATACCCCTTCATTTTACAGAACCCTAAGATAACCCAAATCATATCCATACAGGCATCAAGTTGTTCTACCTCATCACATGCGTAGTAAGCTGAACGAAACTCACCAACTTCTTCATCAATTAAGGTTTTGTATAACTTAACATTTTTTGCGGATGCTTCTTGGTCACAAGCATCTATGAATTTACAAACATCATTATACATTTTGGCGACTCAATTCGGATTGGTATGCACGTTGTCTCAATTCAGTTGAACTGAAACGGTGATTGCGGGAGTTAAAGTACATATTGATATTGCGGTCAATACAGATTTGTTTACCTGTATATTGTTTATCTTTATATTCTTCACCAATGATTCTAACAGAAATTGGAAGAAACATCAATAAGTCTTCAAGGTCTTTTTCGGTACTATAGACAACAATCTCATCTACAAATTTTACCGCAGAAAGTTGTACGAATCGTTCTACAATAGATTGAACTGGTTTGTTCTTACCAGGTCTATCGGCAGTCGGATCATTTTGTAAACCAACAATCAAGTGGTCACATACAGACTTGGCTTCAGCAAGCATAAGAATATGTCCTGCATGAAGTAAATCAAAAGTTGAGCAGGTGAAACCAATTGGTCTGCCTGCCATATCATCTGGCACTACTAACATAATAAACTCCTTTAAATTATATATGCTGTTGAACAGCTACATTACACTTCTTTAGAAAATTAATACCGTCATCGTTGCGATAACTATTTCGGTAATACACACTATCAATACCAGACTGATATATTAGTTTGGCACAATCTAGACAAGGTGCATGAGTTACAAACAATGTTGCACCATCACTTGAGTTGGTACTACGTGCAATCTTTGCGAGTGCATTAGTCTCTGCATGTAGTACTTCTGGTTTGGTTTTAAGAATGTATGTTGCACCATTTCCATCTGTGCATTTAAAACGACCTGGTGAAAAATAATCTCTTACCTCACATTCATTGTTCCAACCAGAAGGCATGCCGTTATAACCGATGCCAATGATTGTATTATCTTTTACAACAACACAACCAACGTGCAGTCTTTTTGCTGAAGACAATTCAGCATAGACTTCAGCAGTCTTCATGTGTGCATCGATAAATTTCTTTTTCATAATATAGTAAGTGGGGCTTTCGCCCCACAGTTTTACTCAGTCAATAGAGTTGGTTTTGAGAACGCAAGTTGCTCACCAATCTCAATCTTCCTTGGTTTTTTATGGTCGGGAATTACATTTTCCAAACCAATCTTCAAAATGCCGTCTTTGAATTCGGCACCACGCACTTCCATAGTGTCAGTCAACCTAATAGTCTTAGTGAAAGAACGAGCAGCAATACCACGATAAACATAATTTGCGTCATCTTTGGTGTTCTTCTCACCACGAATCACTAGATTACCCTCATCAAGTTGAATGTCAATTTCATCTTTTGAAAATCCAGCAACAGCCATTTCAACGACATACTTGTTGTCTTCTACTTTGATGATGTTGTGTGGAGGGAAAGATGTTTGGACTGTTTGACCTTTGCCAACGAGTTTCTCCAACTCAGTAAACAATTGGTCAAATCCAACGTATGATGGATACAATGCTGAAATACTTGTCATAGTTTTCTCCTTTAATAAGCAAGTTTAAAAATAGATACCCCGAAGGCATATCATTAATCCAGCTTACCGACTACTGGGGTACCTTATCGTTGTACCGGCTTTAGACGCTCCTAAGGTAGTAGAGTCTTTACGTTCCCATCCCGATGGGAGTATTTTTATTTATCCAATTTTACAAAAGCTTCACCATTCACAAAGTATTTTCTTTGTGGATTTTCTGGTTTGTATACCTGGATAAATGTCATTGTACTGTCTTGTCTTTTTTCAAACAAATTACTGGTGTACACCACCTCACCAGTATAAATGTTTTTCAACTTATCAACTTTTTCTTTCACTTGTTTCATAATATATCTACTTATTGTGGTGTAATCTTCTTACCAATATTGTACTTTGGTACCAAATTCCATTCATCTTTCTCCTTGTGGGAGATGATTTTGATTTGGTGTAATGGTGCAATGTTATCACCCATTAATTCTGGATTAGAAACTTTCACCAAACCCCATTCTTCCAATAGTCTTGCAATTGCATTTCTTCTTTGAATATCATTCTCTGTAATGTCGGTTGGTTTACCATCCAACTGGAATAATTCTTTGAAGTGTACAATATAATATTTACCTTGTTTGTGGAGTATGTGACACGACTGATACAAAATCTTATCTTTACGTGAAGAAACACCGATTCTGGTTAATGTTTCACGTACTTTTAAAAAATCATCCTCTTGCTTTAACTTAACTTCAACAAAGTTTTTTAAATCTACCATATTATTTCCTCAATCCACCGATGCCGGTTTTTTCTTTTAATTTTTGGATTTGTTCATCAGTCAATAGGCGGAGTGCTTCAAGTGCTTTCGTATCAGAAAAACCATAGACGGTTTTAATGCATTGTATATCTTCACTTTTATCAGACTTAGCCCACTTTACGAACGGTCTTTTCTTAGACCTTATGGTATTTAGTAAAAAATCATTCTGCAGTTTCTTGTCAATGAATGACCTGCGGTTCATCTCATTCGCATATGATACACAATCAATATGGTAAGATAACGAACGATTTACCAGAAACGGAACGTATTCCGATTCGGTCACATCATCAACAATTAACTGTTTCTTTCCTTGTAGGATTTGGTTAACATAATCAAACGGACTCATATTACCATCCTTATTAATCCGATTGTGTCGATTGTGGTAAGTAAGAGGTAATTAGCCAACATACCAAAGGAACGCCTGTTGTAAGCGCACCAAGCGTATATAGAACAACCAATAATCCAGATTGGGTATAAAACCAAGAGAGGTGGTGTTGGAACGGTGATAGCCATAGTGATAGCACACCCAATACTAAGAGCCCAAGCAAGGACCTCAAGACAAAAACGAACTCTATTACTTTTGTAATCTTCTTTGATCCAGTCAAATGTTGGTTTGAAGAGGTCATTCATTTTCTCTCTCAATCTGCACGGCATAATAGTCAGTCAATTCTTTGTATGCTTTGAACACGGAATTAGGAACGATGCCGTCTCCATACTGATGTGTAATTTGTTCGATTGCAGAACTAAGTTGACGAGACAATCTAATCTCTTCAGTTGTGCCAATAGGATGTACTTCAAAATCTTTACTCATTTAAACTCCACACTTACCATTAATTCTGTTAAACAGGCCACAGTATTAATCTCAGGGTCAGCAACGAATGCCTGCTTGTACTGATAGTCAGCAATGATAATTACTGCTTGAGGAATACTTTGTGGTTTCAGAACCTCATATAAACCATCATACAACTTACGATACAATGTTGCAGCATCAATCTCAGTGGTTGCAACCCATTTACGAATTGAACCAAAGTCTTTCTCTTTGATATACTTAACGATGTTTGAAATCTCAACGTCACCCATCTGCACAAGAATGCCAGAATCAATCTTACCAAACTGGGAATACCTCTGCATCTCATTAATGATACGGCGGAAATCTGGAAAGTGTTTCTTAACTAATTCAGCAATAACAGCGTCTTCATACTCAACTTTTTCACTTTGTAAAACCGACTGGATTCTCTTAAAGAATGAACCAGCCATCTTGGCCTTCTCACCATTCTTCAGACCAAACTCAATCACGGCACAACGAGAGTGCAATGGTTCAATGATGCGGTTCTTAAAGTTACAAGTAAAAATGAACGAACAGTTACCTGCAAACTCTTCAATCGCATTACGAAGAGCAGGCTGTGTAGAATTTGGATTTAGATAATCTGCCTCATCGATAATGATAACCTTGCGGCCACCTGATAGAGACATAGAAGAAGCATAGTTCTTAATCTTGGTACGAAACACATCGATACCAGATTCATCAGAACCGTTAATGACAATATAGTCACAACCAATCTCATTACACATGGCTTTGGCAACAGTTGTCTTACCGACACCTGCGCCGCCACTCAATAACAAGTTGGGAATGTTTTTTTGATTTACGTATTCCTGAAACGGTGTTTTCAACCGTTCAGGTAAAATACATTCTTCAATAGTTTTAGGACGATACTTCTCTGTCCATAATAAATGATCCATGATTCACAACTTTCATAATATAATAAAAAAACAAATTACTCTTTAGAGAATTTAGAACCAGCTTCAGTTGTGATCCAGTATTGCAAGTCTTTGCTTTTATTGCGTAGGTGTGAAATACCTTTAGAAGAAATATTCACATCATAAGCTCCAGGCATAACCTTACTAATGTTTTCTGTACGAAAAATCATTTTGTATTTCGTACCATTGCCTTCACCAAGTTCAAGGCAATCAGTATGCGCTGCATCATTGGTTGTATCTAGTGTAATCAAATTGATTTTGGTACCATCAGATTCAACGGCAATTTGCGGTGACGACAATACGTTAGCTGCACGTAGTACCCAATCCAAATCTTCAGCAGTCAAGGTGAAAGTAATCTCAGGGTTTGGTACCTGCAATTCTTTCTCTGGTGCTGTAACAATCATAGTAGGGTCACAGAAACGATACTTAATTTTAGAACGACCTTTGTTGCCAACAATCACAACATGTTTGTCATCAAACTCAAACGTGGTATCGTCTTTGTGCAACGATACAACAGATAAGAAATTGTTAAGGTCATAGACACCAAAGTCAGCAGGAACATCTTCAGTGATGTTGACCTGTGCTAGGATGTTTTTGTGTGAAGACATGGTCTTCAATGTATTACCTTTGCGAAAGTAAATACCTTGGTTAATTGCACCGAAGTTTTTCAGTACGTTCAGTGTGTCATTCGATAGTTTCATAATATACTCCAAAAAATTAATTATATATGGTTTACTTGTCTTTGTCAAGCGAATATTTAATGTCATGCTCATATAAAAACATGAGACAACACATTGCATGAGCCAAGTGATGTATGCCAGATTCGGGGTCAAGTTGCTCACCTTGTTTCCATGCCCAAAGATGCCGTTGTAATGCATCAAAATACCTGCGTTTAGATTCAGGTACCTTTTGCCAATTATCACGTTCATACTTTTGAGCACCAAAGGTGAGAACTTTAACCGTCTCCTCTAGCGCAAGAGGTGGCAACAAACCATATTCTAGTTTGCCACCATCAAACTTACGACCAGTAGCCATTATAACCTACCAGTTAACTCTGCTACTTTTGGCATATTGCCTGAGAAGGCATATGTACCAATGTGTTGTGTCTTCATCCATGGGCACAAGAAGATATCTCCACCCATCTTACGCCACATCTGGCAGAACATGTAATCTTCACTTAGATAACGTTCTGAACCACCGCCTGTAATGGACTCTTTGGTGTCAATTACAGTATCAAAGTAAGCATGAATGTAACGTGAACCATCAAAGTGCGCCTGACCAACGTGGTCTGGTTTGTAACGAATGTTTGGATACTCGACAGCCATCTTATCAAAGACTTCACGTTTAACCAACATAAAACCAGTACCAATTTCCAATACTTCAAGTGGTTCGGTAACTGAGAATTGTGATGTGCCTTTAACAACGTTGAAGACATATTCACCAACCAATGTTTCCAATTCACGTGGTTCCAAATCTGGATGATTACGTGCGGCATGTGCAATGTTATTCCAATTGATTGATTTCTTGGGGTAAGGACCACCAATAACATCTTTGTCTAATGCCAATAATGCTACAACATCTTGTGGGTTGTAATGAATATCGGAATCCAAAAACAATAAGTGTGTGCAATCTGAGCGCAAGAATTCATCTACGAGGTAGTTTCTTGCACGTGTAATAAGTGATTCATTAAATAGGAAAGAGAACTTAACATCAACACCATAACGTGACATAATACCTTGAAGGTCTAAACAAGACTTCAGGTATAACCCGTGTGCCATGCCACCATACATTGGTGTAGCCACAAAGAGTTTATTCTTTTTCAAATCTTCAACTTTGACTTGTATTTCCATAATTTATTCCATAAAAAAAAGAGGAGGGATATACTTATATATCCTACTCCTCTTACAAAGAGACTACTCTTTTAGGCGAATGTTGACATTCCTGCAGTGCGAAGTGCTTGCAAGCCAGCAGCAACTTGGCGCTTAGTTGGTGTGCCTAAACGATAGAAAGAAACTTTCTCGCCATCAGACTTGATACGGGTGTTCAAGTAAATAGCATGACCTTCTTCACGCAATTCATTAATGCGAGCAGCAACGTTCTGAACGTTGAAACGAGCACGAGCTTGATTAACGGTCAACGTGTTGTAACCATCAGATTTGCTCAAGTAGGACAAGATTTTTGCTTTAGCGGACATAATAACTCCAAAATTTAAATAATAAAAACGAACCACACTTCAAATAATTCTGAGAGGTGGTTCATTCTCTCAGAAATTCTATTATAACAAAACTATTAACACTTGTCAACAGTTTTTAGGCAATTAGAATGGTACTTCATCACTGTTTGCCGAGACTGCTTCTACGTTCACTTGTTGGTTACTGGTATTGGCACCAGCATCTAACTTGGCGTACAGGTCAATAAACGATAACTTGGTATCGGTATCAAAACGGTTCAAGCAGAGAGCAATTGCTTTCATGCGGTCGCCATGCACAGAGTACGTTTTGCAAATGTGAACCAGACGGCGGGTAGAAATAATTTCATCAACACCACCTTCAGCAAACGTTTTACGGATTACATCAGCCCATGTTACCAACTTTTCGGCAAACTCATCATCAGAACGGTTCAATGAAGCCAATTCTTTCTTAATGATTTTCTTCTCAATGTTGATTGGAGGAAACTCTTGCTCATATGTATTCAAGAAACGTTCGAGGAAAGCCTCATTCAAAACATTGGTGAACATGTAACGACCATCTTCTGAGCCTTTACCTTTTGTATTGGCAGTAGCCACAATTGTAAAACCTTCAGCAGGTGCAACCATTTCATTCTTCTTTTTAAGCAAGAAAGGTCTGCCTTCTAAAACACGTTGCAGGCAGGACAGATTCTGAGCACCATAATCAATTTCATCAATACACAGCACAGCGCCTTGTCGAGCCGCAACGGTAACTGGACCATCACGCCATTCCATTTGACCATTAATCAAAACATAATTGCCAAGCAAATCACTTTCATCGGTATCAGGTGTCATTGATACGCAAACAAATTTACGTTTTGCTTTAGCGCAAGCTTGTTCAACTGACATTGTTTTGCCGTTGCCAGATTGACCAGTAATAAAAATTGGGAAAAACAATTTGCTTTGTACAACGGAAAGCAAATCATCAAAGTTACCAAAGGGAACATAATTGCTATATGTTTTTGGAACTAGATTTTCAGTTTCAAGGTCAGTAACAATATTTGCAATACGATTGCCACTGGAAACAACAGGTTCAGATTTTTTCATTTGCAAAACTTGTGCAGCTGCCATGTTAACTACACTGGCATTATTAGAGGGAACTTTATATAGACCACGACCTGCACGGAAGTCCATATCTTTCAAATACCACTGGGGTAACTTAATATCATTTTCTACACAAAGGTCTTTAATGTCCTGTAGTGTAAAAATACTTTTGCCTGTAGCAGAGGCAATAGAAATAAACTTCTCACGTTTGTCAGTTTGAATACCACGCATTACGAATAACTCCATCAATCAATTCAATATACCAATTATATCAAAACCACAGCATTTGTCAATAGTACTGTTGCATAAAAACAACAGTACTACTTTAGTATTACATTGCGATTTCACCAATGAAACGGTTAACCAAGACACGGCTTACCTGTTTTTTCTTATTCATTTTGATAAATGCGGTACGCAATTTAGCAGCAGTGACATTGCCTTCAACGGACAATTCATCATCTTCAACATCTAAATCACTTCCACCAGGAATCAAAAAGAACTTATTGTAACCTTTATTTTTGGATTCCAAAAACTTGGCTGCTTTAATCACTTTGAGCATTTCACGTGCTTCTTCTTTCTCACGCAACCAACGATTGTGTGACCTGTTATAATCATATTTTTCTTCTTTAGTTTCTGGTGTTTCATTACCAGAAATATACTTGCGTTGAATAGCAGCTCTTGCACCAACACCTGTACCAATCAAAAAGAAACCAACAATCTTTGCACCAGTAACGTGGCGATACCAATTAAAAATTCCTGTACGCATTGGATCATCATCTTTAGATTGTTCTTCATTTACCAAAAGTGTTTCGAATTTAGATTCGGTATCACGAATAACTACTGATTGTGTTTTAACATTAAAATAATCAAATCTTGGTGAACCATAATCATTATTTTCGCCAGTAAAATAACCAGAAATACTATCAGCATCGCCATCATGAATTAATATCATGTTAACAATATCAAGATTATTCACTTTGCGGAATTCATTAGTAATATACCGAGAAGCAATCATAGCTTCAACCATTGGTGTATTAGATAATGTTTCTGATAATGGTCTGTCAATCTTACGTGAAAAACGTGGCATATAAGAATGCATTAATGAAATCATATTACGAAGGCAACGATTAAACTCAGCATTACCCATACGTGAATTCATATACTCACGCATATAAACATCAGACAAATACAAATCTTTCTCACCTCTTGAGAAGGATGGTTTCTGAACAACGCTATCACCTAAATCCATACCTCTAGAGAAAGTGCAATTGCCAAAACCATAAACAACAAAAGGAATATTCACTTTGCGGCAGAACATGGTTAGAATCAAAATCTGTTCAATTGAACTTTGCATATTGCCGTCCATAGAACCAGAACGGTCAAGTAACAAAACCAATCCGTGTGACTTGCCTTTTGGTATACGCATCATTTTACGGAAGATATTATCATCAACTTGATATTTGTAAATGCGGGAGATATCAATATCACCAGTCTCCGATATCTTTTGTTTAGAGAACTTGGAGGCAGCTTTACGCATTTCAAATTCTTTGGCAAGTAAAGACACATAACGGTCATTACGATTTTTAAATTCTTTCAATAATGAATCTTGAAAACTTCTGTGCTCAGGAATAGTATTTTCATAATATTTTGTCCAGTGATTCTCCATTAATTCATGTACACGTTTGTATGATGTAATTGAATGTTGTGGGTAGAATTTTGGGATATTAACATAAACAAATTCTTTGCTTTTTGCATCTAATAACAGAGCTTCATTATCACGGAACGTTTCATCAGTTTCGCATGTTGGTTCAAAGTTATCATAATAACCATCAGAATTGGATGTTTCTTTATTACGATTAATTTCGTTTACATAATCATCTTCATCATCAGAATCTGTTTCATCATTTCCTTTTACACTTTCGGTACCATCAGATTCTCCATCAGATTCTTCATACTCATATTCATCATCACTATAATCATAATCACCATTATCTGATTCTCTATAATTACCGAATTCAATATCTTGTTGGATTTTATTAATATCTTGCTGTTCTTTTTTAGAGTAATCAAAGATTGCACCAGTAACTCGAACAACATCTTCCCATGTTTCGCAAGATTCTACCTCACGCAATAATGGTTCTTCTTCAGTATTAAATTTAATACCAAGATTATAACCACCTTTAGTAAACAAATTTAATCGGTCAATAAATGGCAAAGCATTTACATCTTCATTTTTAATACCGAAAAAATCACGGTCAAGTAATTGACCATAAGCTTTAATGAATGAAGGTTTAATACCTGGAAATTTACGTTTGATTTTCTTTTCGATACGGGCATCTTCAATCACATTCAAAAAGTGTTTGAAGTTTTTACTGAATTGTGATTTGCCTGTACTGACAGCATCATGCCAACCTTCTTCAGGGGTTTCTAATGCATGACCAACCTCATGGCCAAGCATAAGGTCATACATTTCGCCTGTCATATCTTTCCAGATTGGACAAGTCAAAACACGGTCTTTAAGATTGAACGAAGCAGTTTGAACTTTTTTGTGTTCAACTGTAAGATTCTCTGAAGCCAGCAACTTGGCTAATTGAGATTTGGATTCTACTGAATATTGCATATTGTTTCCCGATGTATGCATTAATTATAACAGATTAGGGGCATTTGGCAAGCCCTTTAAAAATGAGTACTTTAGTATTACTTATGGAACCGTTGTCCATGTTCGTCTGTAAAGGTTTAATTATACTGTATCCACGGTAAATGGCAAGCATAAAAAAAGAGATGTTGTATTTCTACAACACCTCTAATTGGAGCGGTTTTATGGAGTTTAACCAACTTTTCCCTTGGGAGGGACTTTTCACGGAAAACCGCATTTATCTTCCTACTTGACTTAGATATTTATCTTTCGTTTCCTGCCATGTCAAATAAATTAAATCATCATAAAACAATGTTTCGGTAGAGACTTTGTTTTTCTTCTTTAGAAAACCAATCCGACCTCTTGCATGTTTTTCTTTCCATGTATTACTTAGGCTCTCTGTAGACGTTTCGAACGACTTTTTCAAATCATTGCCGTCACATTTGCCGCAAAGAAAATCATATGTGTTATCATACAATGGACTGAAATAAATTCCACGAGCATGTTCTGAACGAATCAACTCTTTTGGAATACCTAACTTCGAATATGTAAATGACAAAGAACGATTCTTATGGTCACGCTTGTATGGTTGACCACTAGGTTTCTTTGCAACGTACCACTCAAAGTATTTTCGTGTATGATTTTTTTTCAACCA